ATTAATGTTGAAGAAGTAAAAAGGGGAGAAATCTGCTTTGGAATATTAAATATAGCAAAACAAATAAAAAAATTGACAAAAGAAGAAGCGGAAAAAGAATTGTCAGAAAAATATGAATGTGAAGTAAAAATAGATTAAATTTTACAAGGAAGGAGATGAAGAAGAATGTTTAGAAAAAAAGAAAAACAAAGTTTGTTAGAAGCAAGAACAAAAGCATTAAAAGAGGCAGAAAAGAAAATAAACAATTTAACAAAAGAAAACTTAGCAGTACACGAAGAAAACAAAGATTTAAGATTTGAAAATGAAGAACAAACAGAGTTAATAAAAAGAATTACAGACTTAGTAAATTCAAACAAATACAACAATGAAAAAGCTTTTATAAGAACAATAAAAGAACTAATTTCAGACTACCAATCACAAAATTAGTTCAAACCATACAATTAAATATATGAATTTCTATTTATATAGTAGCACAAATAAATAGAAATGTCAAAAGGAGAAATAATGGAACAATTAGAAAACAGAATGGTCACAGATGACTATATAGAAACAAATTATGATTATGACAGTTATTTAGAACATTTATTGGAAAAAGATGATGAATATTGGGAGGAAGATTTAAATGAATAATTTAAGTTTATACGACATTACAAATGCTTTTCCAATTTTAATGGAACAAGAAGAAATGTCAAAAGAAGATAAAAGAAAAGTAGAGGAAGAATTAACACTATTATTACAACAAAAAAGCCAAAATACAATTGGTTATGTAAGAAATATAGAATTAACTATTGAAGCTATGAAAATTGAAGAAAAACGAATTTCAGAGCAAAGAAAAACATTAGAAAATAGACTAACAAAATTTAAAGAGTATGTAAAAGAATGTATGGAAAAAGGTGGATTTACAAAAGTTGAAACAGAATTGGGAAGTTTAACAATAGCTAAAAATCCAGCAAGTGTAGAAATTGTAAACGAAGATGAAATACCATCAGAGTTTAAACAAGAAGTAGTAACAGTAAAAATAGATAAAACAGCCATTAAAAATCATTTTAAAGAAACTGGAGAAATACCAACAGGGGTAAACATTTTAACAAATAATACGAGTTTAAGAATAAAGTAGGAGGATAAAATGGATTATTTAGATTTAAAGGAAGTGAAAAATATATATGGAGAATATGTTTAGAGATTTAAAAGCAAATGAAATAGATGTAAGAATAGCTCAAATAACAGAAAAAGGATTATCACTATTATTATACAAAGATGCAAGAGTAGACCAAGATATTTTAGACGAAACAGTAGGAGCAATGAACTGGCAAAGAAAACATACAAGAGATAATGCAAATTGTATTGTAGAAATTTGGGATAAAGAAAAGGGACAATGGATTAGCAAGGAAGACACAGGAACAGAAAGTTTTACAGAAAAAGAGAAAGGTTTAGCAAGTGATAGCTTTAAAAGAGCATGTTTCAATTGGGGAATAGGGAGGGAACTATATACAGCACCTTTTATATGGATAAGCTCAGATAAATGTAATATCATGAAAAATCAACAAGGCAAGTGGACTTGTAAAGACAAATTCATTGTAGAAGCAATAGAAATAACAAATAAAGTCATAACAGGATTAGCAATAAAAAATACTAGAACGAATGAAAGAGTATTCTCAGGAAAGAGAGGATAAAATGAATTTATACGAAGAAATAACAAGATTAACAAATGAACTTGATATAGCTGTTAGACAATTAAGAAAAAGTGGTACAGATTTAGCAGAGGCGGAACGAAAATATAAAATATGTTTAAGACAAGAAGCATTAAAATTAAGAGCAGAAAAGAATATGGCAGTTACATTAATAAATCAAATTATATATGGAGTGCAAGAAGTTGCGAATTTGAGATTTGATAGAGATGTAAAAGAAGCTATCTATCAAGCTAATTTAGAAAGTATTAACAGTACAAAATTAAAATTAAGAATACTAGAAAATCAACTAAATAGAGAATGGGGACAAGCAAAATGAAAAGATATAGTATTTTAAATAATTTAGATAATTGTTTCTTTTGTGGTAAATCAGCAGAATGTATTCATGAAGTTTATTTTGGCTCAGCAAATAGGCGAATTTCAATCGAGAATGGATTTTGCGTAGGTTTATGCCATAAAGAACATAATTTATCATCTAATTCCGTACATAGAGACAGAAAAATGGATTTAAAGCTTAAAGAACTATATCAAAAAGAATATGAAAAAACACATACAAGAGAAAATTTTATAAAATTGATAGGTAAAAGCTATTTATAAAAAAATTTTAGGAGGAAAAGAGAATGGCAAATAAAAATGAAGTAACAATAAGTTTAGAAGAATATAAAGAATTATTATTAAAAGAAAGACCTAACGATAATGATAAATGGATATTAGGAAAAATAAGAGATTTTATAGCGGATAAATGTAAATTAAAAAATGAAGATATCGAAATAAAAGATAGTTGGAATTTTGGAGAAAAATTAATTGAATATATCAAGATAATAGACAAAGATTTCTACAAAGTAATTATCAAAAAAACATATGATGAGGAAATAGAAAAACAAAATAATAAGCTAAAAATGGAAAAAGCAAGAGCTATAAAAGATATAGATAAAGATTAAACAACAAGGGCTAAGACAAAATAAGTTTTAGCCCTTTATTTTACCAAAGAAAGGAGAAAAAGAATGGCAAGAAAAAGAATGTTTGACTTAGAAGTAGTAGACACAGATTTATTTCTTGAAATGCCACAATCTACACAAAACTTATATTTTCATTTAGGAATGAGAGCAGATGATGATGGATTTGTAAGTAATCCTAAAAAGATAATAAGAACAATAGGAGCTAATGAAGACGATTTAAAAATATTATTTACAAAGCAATTTATTATACCTTTTGAAAGTGGAGTAGTTGTAATAAGACATTGGAAATTAAATAATTATCTCAGAAAAGACAGATATACAAAAACAATATATAAAGAAGAAATGAAAAAGTTGGAAGAAGACGAAAACGGTGTCTATAACTTAAATACAAGAGTTGGTATACCAAACGACAACCAAATGGCAACCAGTGGTATACACAGTATAGTAGAGAATAGTAAAGAAGAGAATAGTATAGATAAGAATAGTAGTAGTAGTGTAAATAATCTATATAATTCTCAAGTAGAAAGAATACAAGAAATAATGATTGAAACTATTGGAACTACTAATACTAATAACATAATGGAGTGCATTAATTATTTAGATAAATTGCCATTAGAATTAATAGAATATGCATTAAGAAAAACAGCTAGAATAGAAAGACCTAGTTGGCAATATGCAATACCAATATTAGAAAGCTATATAGATAAAAATTTTAAGACTTTAGAAGAAGTACAAGCGGATGATTTAAGACATAAATCAAGAAATAAACAGCAAGAGATAAAAAAAGAAGAGACAGCAGAAGAAAAAGCAGAAAGATATAAAAGAGAATGGGGGCTAAGTGATGACAATTGATGATTTTACTAAAGCTACTACAGAGATAGAAAATTTTTATCAAAAAGAAATATCTGACGAACAAAAAAAAGTATGGTTCAGTGAGCTAAAAGGAATGGATATAAGACGATTTAAGTATGTAATATCACAGACTTATAGAACATGTAAATTTATTCCGAAATTAGCTGATATTATAGAAATTAATACAAACTTAGGATATAGCCAAGTAAAAAAAGAAGAACATCAAATAAAATGTAATAAATGTAAAGGAACTGGCTACATACTTTATAAAAAATTAATACCAAATGGAGACAAAAAAATAGAATGTGAATATATGGCAATATGTAGCTGTGGAAAACAAAAGCAATATAAAGGTTGGGAATATCCAGAAGAAAGATATAGAACTAATTATTATACACCATTAGCTACAGAGCTAGGATTATAAAGGAGAGTGAGAACAAATGAAAATAAATCAGAGACAAAGAATAATAAATTACATAAGAGAATTTGGAAGCATAACAAGTTTAGAAGCTTATAAGGACTTGGGAATAACACAATTAGCAACAAGAATAAAAGAATTGAAAGAACAAGGATATGAATTTATAACAAAATGGGAAAGTAGCAAGAACAGATATGGAGAAAAGACAGATTATAAAAGATATTATTTAGATGATATGGTAGCAGAAAATATGCAACATATTCCACAAATTTAGGAGGAGAAAATGAAAGAAGTAAAATTAGAATATACAAAACAAGGATATTCATATGTTAAATGCACAGCTGAAGATTGTTTGAAATGGGGAGGAATGGCAATATGTGATAATTGTAATGAAGCAATGGCAGAAGAAATATATTTAATTTTCATATTAGGAAGAGCTTTATGTAAAAATTGTTTTAAAGAATGGGAAAGTGAAACAAAAAGATATAAAGAAGATATTGAGTTACAAAACGAAAGACATATTGAGTGGTACAAAGCTTATGGATTTAATATAGATGATGAGGATTAGAATATGAAATATAATTATCCACAATTAGGTGAAATACGTGGAAAGGAGTGAAAAAAATAGGTAAGAATATAGATTTAACAGGAAAAAAATTTGGAAGATTAACAGTTATAGCAGAAGAAAGTTTAAGGAAAAAAATAGGATATAAAAAATGGATATGTAAATGCGACTGCGGGAAATATATTACAACTCAAACAAGATATTTAACAAGTGGAGATACAAAAAGTTGCGGATGCTTATTAAGTGATACAAGTAAAAAATATTATTCACAATTAAATAAAACACATGGAATGAGTCATTCTAAATTACATGTAAAATGGCAAGGAATGAGAGATAGGTGTTATCGTGAAAACACTAATGGATATGAAAATTATGGTGGAAGAGGAATTAAAGTATGTGATGAATGGAAAAAAGATTTTAATAATTTTTATAAATGGGCAATAGAAACAGGATATAAGGAAGGAATGACAATAGATAGAATTGATGTGAATGGAAATTACGAACCATCTAATTGTAGATGGGCAACACATAAAGAACAAAGTAACAATAAAAGAAATAGTCATTTCATAGAATACAAAGGAGAGAGACATACTTTAAAACAGTGGTCTGAAAAACTAGGAGTATCATATTCAACCATAAAATGTAGAAGTCTAAAAGGATGGAGTAATGAAGAAATATTGTTGGGAAGAAATAAATAATAAATGTAAAAAATGTCTAGGTTGCAACAGGCTTGAATTAGAAAATTTCAAAGGAGTTTATAGATGTGAAAATTACATAGAAAAGGAGAAAACAGAAGATGAACAAATACAGAAACAAAAAAGTAATATTAGATGATTATGTATTCGATAGTATTCAAGAAAGTAAAAGATATAAAGAATTAAAAATACTATTAAAAGCAGAAAAAATACAAGAATTAGAATTACAACCACATTTTTTATTACAAGAAAGCTTTAAAAAGAATGGAAAAACATATAGAAAAATAGAATACATAGCAGATTTTAAATATACAGAAAATGGAAAAACAATAGTAGAAGATGTAAAAGGAATGCAGACGGATGTATTTAAGTTAAAACATAAATTATTTGAGAAGAAATATCCAAATTTGGAGTTAAGAATAATTAAATAAAGAGGTGAAAAAAGTGAATTATAAAATAGAAGAACAAAAAATAAGAAATAAAGAAAGAGTAGAAGAAGATACAAAACTAAATATAAAGAAGCAAAAGAATTTAGAATGATAAATAGAAAACATACAAAAAACGGACACTATAATGCATATTGTAAGAATTGTCAGAAGTTGTATATCAAAGAATATATGAGAATTTATAGAGAAAGGAGAAAAGAAAATGACAGATGAAGAGAAGAAGATAAAAAAGTGGAGTAATGAGCAAAAGGTTGAAGCATTAGCAAAATTTGTTGCATTAAGAAGTGGAAACCCTAGAAATGCTTTATTATATGGATTTATGTTAGATTGTTTATTAGATGAGATAAATAAGAGAGAAAGAAAAATCCAAAAACAACAATCAGAACTAGAAAAGAAAGATAAGATAATAAAATGGATTAAAGATTATGCACAACAAGAAGTTGATTTTAGAACAGAAGATATAAAAGACTATATTAATGATGACAAAGAAAAAAATAAAAATATAATAGAAGAAAGAGAACATTGGAAAGACATAATAAGGATAATTAACAACGAAAAAACTTATATGGAGTTTTAAACAATATTTTGAAAGGAAAGTAAAAGAATGCTAAGTGAAGAAGAGAAAGAAGCATTATTAATTTTAAACAATATAGAATGCAATAGATTAAGTGATACAGAAAATAAAGCCATAGTAATAATTTCAAATTTAATAAAACAATTAGAAGCAAACAAGCAAAAGCTAATAGAGAAGTTAGAAAAAGATGTAAAGAAAAATAATGAATTTGAATTTATGCCATTGCAAATAGAAAAAGCTTACAACAATTATTATAAATTAGGAAAAATAGATGAAGCACAAGAAATTTTAAAAATATTGAAAGGGGACAAGGAATGAGCGAAACAAATTATAAAGATTTATCAATAGAGAAAACAAATGAAATAATACAGATTTGTAATGACTTAAAGTATATAGATAACAAACAATTAAGAATATTAGCAATAAATAGAATAGATTATTTAGCAGTTAGAATATTAGAGCATTTAGATTATTTAGATATAAAAGAAAGTGAGGACAAGCAATGAGTAAAGCAGATGAGATGAAAAAAGAAACTTGTGGATTAGATTATGAAACTGAATATAAAAGATTGTAATAAAAAATTATGATTATACAAATAAATATGGAAGACAGACTTGGGCTAAGGTAGTTGCAAATGAATTTAAAGAAGTACATACAAAAGCAATGGGAGCAAGTATAATAAATTCCACAGAACTTATTGAAGAAAAAATCGTAAATAAATTTTGTACAGAAGCATTCATAGAGAAAGAATATTCAAAGATAGTAAATGAAAAAGAAAGTTGGAAAAGTCAATATATTCCAATGCTTTTAGGAAGAGTATATAGTGAGTTTATAAAAGAGGAAACATGGAATTTTATAAAAGAATTTAAAAATCCAAAAGTTAATTTCAAAATATTAAATGCGTTAATTATAAAGAAGATAAAAGAAACAAAAAAAGACTTATTCAATTAAAGAAACGGAGCTGATACAAATGACAATAAATCATATATACAACATAGTAATTAAAACAATGGAAGAATTAGAAAATATAGACTTTATAAGCTTAGAGAAAAGAAAATATAATCAAGAGCAAGTAAACAAAGCATATGACATATTAGATAATTTCAAAGATGAGTTAATTAGAGAAAATATAAAGAATAGGAGGCACAAATGAAATCTTTAAAGTTGCTGGAAGAACTAAATAAAATTTTAATAGATGCAAATAAACGCCACAAAATAATATATGAAAGCGTAGGAGAACAAGATAAAATAAGAAGTGATTTAGATCATGATTTAATAAATAATTATAAAAATATGTCAGCAAAAGAAAAAAGAGAATATATAGACAAGTATTTTGAATGCTTAGCAGAAAGACATAATTATAAATATGAGTATAGAGAATTAGAAATATTAAAAGATTTATATAATACATCACAAAATATAGAAACAGCATTTAATACAGCTATAAATAAATTAAGAAAGTTAAATCAAGAGCAAGAAACACCAATTTATTATAAAAGAGCTAAAAAGAATAAAGGAGAAACAATTATAGTAAATAAATAAGGAGGCACAAAAGATATGACTAGAGAAGATTTAAAGAATTACAAATATACACAAGAATGGATAAAAGACAGAACAGAACATATAGAAGAATATAAAGCGAGTATAACAAATATAACATCAGTATTATCAGATATGCCAAAACGGAAGTAGAGAAGTAGAAGATAGTATTGCAGAGAAAATAGCAATATTATTAGATGATGTAAATGATATAATGAAAGCAATAGTAAAAGAAGAAAAGAAACAAAAACAGATAATAGAACAGTTAGATAAAGTAGAACAACCATACAAATTAGTATTAGAAAAGGTGTACATACAAGGAAAATCGTTAGTTACAACAGCAAGTGAAATGGATTATAGTTATGAGTATATGAAGAGAATGAATGGAATAGCATTAAATAAATTTGATAAGATAGGAGGATAATTATGAAAGATTTAAAGATATTTACAGAGAATATCGAAGAAGAAGCTATAAAACAAATAAATGAATTATTAGAGCAAGAACCTTTTAAGAATTGCAAAGTAAGAATAATGCCAGATGTTCATGCGGGAAAAGGTTGTGTAATTGGATTTACAGCAGATTTAGAAGATAAAGTTATACCTAACATAGTAGGTGTAGACATAGGTTGTGGAATGCTATGTGTTGAATTAGGAAATATAAAATTAGATTTAGAAAAATTAGATAAAGTAATAAATGAATATATACCAGCAGGAAGAAATATAAGAGAACACAAATTAATAGACTTTGGAAAGATTAATGATTTATATTGTTTAAGAGAGTTAAAAGATACAAAAAAATTCAATAGAGCAATAGGAACATTAGGAGGCGGAAACCATTTTATTGAAATAGATGTAGATGATGAAGATAATAAATATTTAGTAATACATACAGGAAGTAGAAACCTAGGAAAACAAGTAGCAGATTATTATCAAAATTTAGCAATAGAATTATGTTCGGGAAAAGAAGAAATGTATCAAAAGAAAGAAGAAATAATTAAAACATATAAAGAACAAGGCAAAAAAACAGAAATACAAAAAGCATTAAAAGAGTTAGAGAAAGAATATAAAGACAACAAACCCAATTTACATAATGAATTATGCTACTTAGAGGGAAAATACAGAGAAATGTATTTACATGATATGAAAATATGTCAAGAATATGCAAGGTTAAATAGATTGCAAATAGCAAAACAAATTATTATTGCTTATTTTGAATTAACAAATATATCAGATATGTACCCACCGATTATGGAGAACAGTTTTGAAACAATACACAATTATATATCATTTGAGGATAACATAGTAAGAAAAGGTGCAATATCAGCTAAACAAGGAGAAAGAGTATTGATACCTATTAATATGAGAGATGGTTCAATAATAGCAGTAGGAAAAGGAAATAAAGATTGGAACAATTCAGCACCTCATGGAGCAGGAAGAATAATGTCAAGAAATAAAGCAAAAGAAATATTTAAACTGGAAGAGTTTAAAGAAAGTATGAAAGATGTTTATTCAACAAGTATAGTAGAAGAAACAATAGATGAAGCTCCATTTGTATATAAGCCAATACAAGAAATTATAGATAATATTAAAGACACAGTAGAAATAGAAAAAATAATAAAACCAATTTATAATTTTAAAGCAAAAAACTAAAAAAAGATACTAAAAGCTACTGAAAGTCACTATAAAAATATGTTATATATATAATCAGATATAATAAAAAGTCCCACAAAAGTGAGACTGTAAACACTTTCAAGTAAGAGTTGATGTTATAAATGTCAGCTCCTTTATTATTATTTGTGTATAGTATGTAGTGATATATAAAGAGCTACTTAATGAAGCTGACTACTTTATTAAGCAAGTATGCAAAAATTAGTCAATTTTGTGAAAAACGGGAATGCTTTTTATCGTTTTCTACCGTTTTAAAAGAAGAGAAAGAATACGGTCGGAGTATATATATCATTGCATAGTGTATATAAGAAAAGGAGAAACATATGACAAATCAAGAACGAATACAAAAATACATACAAGAATATTGCAAGAACTGTAAAAACAAAGATAAATATGAATGTGAAATAAGAGTATTTCAAACAGATAATACAATAAAAACAAAGTGTGATTATTATGAAAGATTAACAAAAGAGGTATAAAGTATGAGTCAAATAGCAGATGAAATAATAAGAGAATACAAGATGAAAGAGTATTATAAGAAGTTGAAAGAAGAAAAAGAAAAGAAAGAAAAAAGAGGAAAAGAAAATGAAATTCAAAATAAATAATACAGAATGGAAAATTATAGAGCAATCAAAACAAGAAATGATAAATTTATATAAAGAACAAATACAACCTGATGAAGATATAGTTTTTGTATTTGGGTTAACAAACAAATCATATCACATAATATTTATAAATGAAGATATGTGTGAAGAGCAAAAAATAAACACATTAAAACATGAATTAATGCATTGTTATATGTGGAGCTATGGTTTAGGCAATATTGCAGATTTTGATGAAGAGATGATATGTGATTTAGTAGCAAGTAGTAATGATTTTATAAATGAAATAGTAGAAAGATATACAGAAAATCAAAAAACATTATTATATGCAGACGATAAATTTGTAGGAGAAGTAATTAATGAACATTAATCAAAACATAAAAAAAGGTTAATAAAGGTTAATTTTAAGGAGGTGAACCAATGCTAACAGAAAGTCAAATAAAATGCATAAATTTAATAATTACAGAGAACAAAACACAAAAACAAATAGCAAAGGAAATTAACATTACAGAAAAGACTATTTGTAAGTGGAAAAAAGATAAAGAATTTAAAGAAGAAATACAAAGACAAATGAAAGAAAACTTTGGTTCACTAGCTATAGAAGCACAGCAAGAATTAAGAAAACTTTTAAAAAGTAAAAATGAAAATGTAAAAATCCAAGCAATAAAAGATGTGCTAGATAGAGCTGGATATAAGCCAATAGAAAAATCAGAAATAACTGGTGGATATACAGTTGAATTAGTAGATGATGTAAATGAATAAAGAAAGAATAAGTATACAAGAACAAATAGGAAAGGGATATGCTACATTTTGGAATTTTAAAGGTGATGAAGTAATCCTAATGGGTTCAAAAGGTAGCAAGAAATCTAAAACTATTGCCTTAAGATGGATGTACTTACTTAAGAAATATCCAAGAGCTTGTCTATTAGCTACAAGAGATACAGCGACCACATTAAAAGATAGTGTGTATGCTGATTTGAAGTGGGCTTGCAAAAAGTTAAGATTAGATAAAGAATGGGATTTTAAATTAAGCCCACTAGAAGCTACAAATAAAAAAACAGGACAAAAGATATTCTTTCGCGGTTTAGATGATTGGCAAAAGATAGCTTCTATTACAATTGATGACCCTAACTTAGTTTTATGCTTTGAATGGTTTGAAGAAGCTTTTGAAATAGTAAAAGAAGAAACATATAATAATACAAGAATGTGTTCAAGAGGATTGTTACCTAATGGATATTTCAGACAAACTGTAGCAAGTTTCAATCCTTGGAGTAATCAACATTTTATTGTTAAAAAGCTAACTCAAAGATTAACTCCAAATGAAGAGATACTAAGTGAAACAGGAAAACAAGAGTTAATAATTGAAGAAGAACAAGAATTTGAATACTTAGGTAAGCAAGTAAAAGAAAAGACAAGTCAGCTATTAATGATAACTAATTATAAACTTAATGAGTTCTTAGACATAAAAGATTATGCTATATATGAAAAAATGCGTAAAGATGATTATGAAAGATATAAGACAGCAGGTTTAGGAATGCCTGGTATTGCATTAGGATTAATATTCAAAAATTGGCGAATTGAAGATACAGAACAATATAAAAATACATTTGAATTAATAAGGAGAGGTTTGGACTTTGGATATAGTTCAGATCCCTCTTGTTTTTTACAGTTTAGTGTTAATACTAAACGTAAAAAAATATATGTATTTGATGAATTTAGTGCTTGTGAATTAGATAATGAACAATTAGCAAATGCAATAAGAACAAGAATGCCACTATATGCATTAGTAAAATGTGATAGTGCAGAACCAAAATCTATAGCAGAACTAAATAAATATAAAATAAATGCAATTCCAGCTACAAAAGGTCCTGATAGCATATTACATGGCATTAAATGGTTACAAGGATATGAAATAATAGTAGACCCTAAATGCAAAGGGTTAATTGAAGAATTAGGATTATATAGATGGAAAGTTGATAAATATGGAAATCCGTTAGAAATTCCAGAAGATAAAAATAACCATAGAATAGATAGCTTGCGTTATGGAAGCGATGATTTGTATTTAGCGAGTTAGGAGGAAACAATGACACAAACAGAAATAATAAAAAGTTCATTACCTAATATGGATAGTGAAATAATAAAACAGTTTTTAAAAGATGATGCTATAAGTCCATTAAAGAGACAAATGGAAATTGGAGAACGATATTTTAATGGGAAACACGACATTTGTTACAAAAAGTTAAATGAATATACGATAAAAGATTTTAAAACAGAAAATGGAATTAAAAAATACACAGAAAAGACAATAGAAGTTCCAAATAGGTCATTAGTAAAAGTAGCACATAGGTATCATTGGAAATTAGTAAAACAAAAGCGTGATTTTGTAGCAGGAAAGCCAATAACAATTACATACGAACCGATAATTGATAAAGAATTAAATAGAGAACAAAAAAGAGCAATACAAAAAATAAATAAAAAAATTGTTGATAAATTTTGGAATATTCTTGGACCTAAATTTGCTAATTTTCTACGACAGACAATAGTAGATATGTCAAATAAAGTTTATGCGGTGTGGTTTCCATATTATGATGAACAAGGGAATTTTAAATATACAAGAATAGAACCGAAAGAAATAATCACCATATATGATACGAAAACACAAAAAATATTAACAGATGTGTTACATACATATAAAATTATAGATAATGAAAAAAAGAAAATATATGTAGAATGGGTAACAGCAGAAAACACAAAATATTTTATTGAAAATAAAAATGAAGTAACTCAAATGGAAGAATACTTATTAGATGTATCAAGAATAAATCCAGAGCCACATTGGGTTACACAAACAATGTTTAATGGACAGTTAGTAAAAACGGAAGAACATAGTTGGGGAAAAGTTCCATACATTATCATAAAAAATAATGAAGAAATGCAAACAGACCTGGAACCTATTAAAAACTTAATAGATGCATATGATTTAATAAATTCTAACTTTATCAATACAATAGAAGATTTAAAAGAATTTATATATAAAGTAAATGGATATGGAGCAGAAGATTTAACAGAGTTAGTTGAAAGAATAAAGATAATGGGTATTATTCGTAACAATGATGCAACAGGAAGTATCGGAGTTGAAACAATACCATTTCCATACGAGGCTAGACAGATTATTCTTAAGCTATTAGAAGAAAAAATATATGAATTTGGTAGAGGTGTAAATACAAATAGAACTGAGCTAATAGGACAAGCACCAAGTGGAATATCATTAGAGTTCTTATATACAGACTTAGATAGTAAAGCAGATGATTGTATAAATACATTAGAAGAAGCTTTATATGAGTTATTTTGGTTTATTGCAGAACATTTGAAAAGATTAGGAGAAATCCCACAAGATTTAAATGTATTTGATTTTAAATTCACATTTAATAAATCAAGAATATTTAATACTACAGAGCAAATACAAACGTTAAATAATGATACAACTATAAGTATAAGAACAAAATTAGAAAATCATCCTTATATTGATGATGTAGAACAAGAATTACAAAGACTAAAGGATGAAAAAGAAGAAAACATGAAAATGCAAAGTCAAATATTTAATAGTAGTGGTGGATTTGAATCTCACAATGAAAATGACACCGAATAGGAGGTGTTATTTTTATGGCAAGAAAACCAATAAATTACTGGGAAAAGCGTTCGACTGAATTGATGAAAAGATTAGAAAAAGGAACTGAAAACACGATAAATTCATTAATACAAGCTTACGAGCAAGCAACAAAAAATATAAATAAAGAAATTACAAGAATATTTAACAATTATGCCAAAGATAGTGAATTAGATAAAAAGACACTAACACAATTACTAAATAAAAAAGAAAGTGAGCAATATTATAAGAACTTATTGGAAGTGATAAACAATAATATAACAGATGAAAAAATAAAGAAGAAATTGCTTACTAAATACAATGTTCCAGCGTATTCTTATAGGATTAGTCGTTATCAAGCATTACAAAACAATATAGATGTAGAACTAAAGAAATTAGCTAATATAGAGCAACAAATAACAGAAATAAGGTATGTAGACACAATAAAAGAGGGATATTATCATAATATATATGATATTCAAAAAGGCACTGGATTAGGATTTAGTTTTGCACAAATAGACAATAGAACAATAAATTTAATGTTGAATGAAAACTGGATAAATGGTGCTAACTTTTCAAAAAGAATATGGAATAATAGCGAAAAACTAGGTAATTATTTAGAAACGCAATTAACAGCTGATACAATGAGTGGTAAGTCAATAAATAAAATAGCAAGTGAATTATCAAAATATATGAATGTAGGATTATATAATGCAACTACATTAGTGAGAACAGAAGTAAATCATTTTGCTAATGAAGCAGAAATGTTAGCATATGAAGAATTAGATATAGAAAAGTATAGATTTATTGCAACATTAGATAAAGTTACTTGTAAGCATTGTGCTGAATTAGATAATAGAATATTCAATGTAAAAGACAGAAAAGCTCGGTAAGAATTATCCACCTATACATCCGAACGACAGATGTACAACAGTAGCAGAAATTGATGATGCTGTAGCAGGTGGATTACAAAGACGAGCAAGAGATGAAAATGGTAATAGTATATTAGTACCTCAAGATATGACATATAAGGAATGGTATAATAAATATGTTGATAAAGAAGAGGGAATAATAGATTATTTATTTAATAAGAACAAGAAAGTACAATACAAAGATATTAGCAAACAAAAGGCTTATATTATTAATCAAGCGTTTAAAAATGATAATATAAAAAATATTGCTTTAAATACAGATATAAAATCAATAAAGCTAGGTGGAAATAAAGCATATCACAGAAATGGAAATATAGTATTAAAAGAAAATTATGATAAACGTACTTTGATACATGAAATAGGACATAGTGTAGATTATAATAATAAATGGTTATCTTTAAATGATTCATTTAGTAAAGCGATACAAATAGATAAAAAAAGAGTATTAAATAATCCCAATATATACAAGGAATTAATAAATAACAATAATAAGTGTAGAGAGTTAAGTGATATAATAGGTGGAATGACAAATAATAAAATCGTAGGTAGATATAAACATGAAAATAAATATTGGAAGAAAGTAGGAAAATTAGAAAAAGAAGTTTTTGCTCAAATGTTTACAATGGCAGGAAATAATGATATAAAACAACTAGAATTGTTTCAAAGGTATCTACCAAATACTTTTAGAGAATTTGATAATCTTATTAGGAGGCTGTTGTAATGTATTATGATGTTTTAGATAAAGAAGTAGAACGAAAGTTAGATGAATATGAAACTATATTTCCAGAGGGATTTCCATTAGCACAATTTGACGGAACGAAAAAAGAATTAATAAGTGAAATAGAAAAATGTATAAAAACTAAAAAAGAATATGATACAAGTTTCTGGGATAAACATCCAGATTATGATGATTAGGAGAAAATAATGAATGATTTTGAAACTATACAAGAAATATTACAGAAAAATGAAATCGAATTTTCCATTAATAGTGAAGATTGCAATAATGATGATTTGCAGAATTTTAATATTATAACTTTAAAAGAAGGAACAAAAAATGTAGAAGGATATTCTTGGTTTCTAACTTGGTTATTTTTTAACAAAGAAAATGGAAGACTAAAAAAGGTTGGAATATATGAATAAATTAGTTATTAAAATTTTATATTTATAAATTAAAGTCGTAGAAATACGGCTTTTTATTATGCTCGAAAGGAGATGGGAATGAATGAAAATAATGATAAGCCAACCAATGAATGGTAGAACAGAAGAACAAATTAGAGAGGAAAGAGAAGAATTAGCAAAAAGATTGCAAGAAGAAGGATATGAAGTAGTAGACACAATATTTACAAAAGAACCACCAAAGGAATGTAATGCAGCAATTTATTATTTGGCAAAATCAATAGAGGTAATAGGAAAAGTAGATGGTATTGTATTTATGCGAGGTTGGGAAAATGCAAGAGGTTGCAAAATAGAATATCAAGTAGCAAAAGAATATGGAAAATGGATAATGATTTTATAACTAATATATGCCCTAGACATGGCTTTAAACTGTCTATTTTTATTACTCATTTATTCGTGAGGATAAATAAAGAATAACTTTCGTTCTGGTAGCACCAGCATAAAAAAGCTAGAAAGGAATTAACTATGGAATGGTTAAAAGAATTATTAAAAAATGCAGGAATAGAAAATGTAGAAGATTTAGAAAATAAAATTTCTAAAGAATTACCCAAATATTTTAAACCTGCAAGTGTTTTTAATGAAGTAAATGAAAAATTGAAAAATGCAAATGCAGAAATTGAAACATTAAAAATGACACAAGCAAATATTCAAACAGAGTATGAAAACTATAAAAAAGGTTCTATTACTCAAGAAGATTATGATGCAAAAGTAAAAGAAATACAAGAAGAAGCAGACAACAAAGTAAAGCAGAACAACTTTGACAGTAAATTAGCAGTTAAGCTAATGTCAAAAGAAATTAATGCGAAAGATGTTATAGACATCAAAGCAAATCTAGATATGTCTAAAATTAGTCTAGATGGAGAAAACTTTATTGGACTAGATGAACAAATTAATAATTTAAAAGAAAGAAAAGACTATTTATTTAACAAAGAAGAAACTGTAATTACAGGTGTTGGAGAAAATGGTCGACAAAAAATAGATGAAGATGACCACAAATTAGATACAATGTCATATTCAGAGATGTGTGATTATTTAGAAAAAAATCCAGATGCAAAAATTTAGAGCTTAAAGGCTCTTTTTTTAATGTAAAAAAGAAAGGAAAGATGTAAAATGGCAAAATTTGATGCAAAAAGCTTTAATCCACAAGCTTTTGGAAAATATGTGGAGAGAATACCAAAAACAAGAAAAAATGAATTAATTAAGTCAGGAGTTTTAAAAGGAAACAAAGAAATTAGAGATGCTTTTAGTTCTCAAACAGGAACAGCATATGCAGTATTACCTATGTATGGAAGAATAGGAGGAAAAGTACAAAATTATGATGGAGAAACAGATATGGACCCACAAGGTTCTACAACTTATGAAAGAGGAGTTGTGGTTGTTGGTAGAATGGGTTCTTGGGTTGAAAAAGACTTTTCAACAGATATTACTGGCGGAGTAGACTTTATGGACAATGTTGCAGCACAAGTGTCTGAATATTTTGAAGATGTAGACCAAGACACATTACTAGCAGTATTAAAAGGTATATTTGCAATGACAGGAGCAAAAAACTTAGAATTTGTAAATAATCATACTTTTGATATCACAGAAGAAGAAGGAGAAAAAGCAAAAGCTGGTGCAACAACTTTAAATTCAGCAATTCAAAAAGCTTCAGGAGATAAAAAAGCAAAATTCACTATGGCAATTATGCACTCTACTGTTGCAACTAATTTAGAAAATTTACAACTATTAGCTTACTTAAAATATACAGATGCAAATGGAGTTCAAAGAGATTTAACTTTAGCATCTTGGAATGGAAGAGTTGTTTTAATAGATGACAATATGCCTACAGAAGAAGTTGAAGCTGGCGAAGGAATAGAAGCACATACTAAATATACTACATATCTTTTAGGAGATGGAGCCATTGATTATGAAAACATAGGAGCAAAAGTTCCATTTGAAATGGATAGAGATCCAAAAACAAATGGTGGACAAGATACTTTATATGCTAGACAAAGAAAAGTATTTGCACCTTATGGAATTTCTTACACCAAAAAAAATCAAGCAAAACTTTCTCCAACAAATGAAGAGTTAGCAAATGGAGCAAACTGGGAATTAGTACATGATGCTGGAACAGGAGCCAATAGAAAATATATAGATGACAAACAAATCTATATTGCAAGAATAATCTCTAAGGGGTAAGGATTAGTTCCTTATCCTTTTTAGGAGGCAAAAATGGAAGAAAAGACAATTTTAAAAAAAGTAAAAGAATTATTAGAATTAGAAGATAAAGATAATGTTTTTGATAGTAAAATACAAGGTTATATAGATATATTTTGTGATAAAGTAAAGTCTATTTGTAAAAGAAAAGACTTTCCACAAGAATTAAACTATATGTGTATTGAATTTGCAAGGAAAAGCTATCTATATTACAAAGATAAAGATAATTCTAATAATGAAAAATTACAAGTAACAAGTGCGTCAGATAATGGTCAATCTGTTAATTTTAAAACAGTAGAAAATGTAACCAAAGACGATGTTAATATTGATAAAGTAATTACTGCAAATATGGCAGAAATAGCAAATTATGCATATATGGAGTGGAGAATATGAAAATACCAAATAAATTTAAAGAAGTTATAGCTGACACTTTCTATGATAAGGATATTGAAATATGGTCATCTGGAACAATAAAAGACGATGAAGGAGCAGTAATTGGAAATGGCAAGTTAGATAAGATAGAGGAGTTTAAGGGCAATTTTCAATTTACTACGAGGGAATATATTCAGAAAGTATATGGATTAGAAATAGAAGCTAATGCAATTGTTACTTGCGATAAAACAGTAGCAAAAATTGGTGATATAGTTGTTTATAATGGAAACGATTATACAATTAAAAGTAAGATAACAGGAGATAGTCATACTATATTACTTGTGAATGGAAGTGATGAAAATGTCTAGTGTAGAGGGTTTAGATGAATTATTAGCTACTTTATCGCGGACTAGGTGGAGATATTAAAGAAGCTTCACGAAAAGGGCTAGAAAGACGGAGCTAAAAGAATACAAAAAAATGCTAAAATGCTAGCACCAGTAAACACAGGACAACTTCGCAATTCTATAAAGACAAAGTCACAAATAACGCAGAATGGAGCAGAAGCTCAAGTATTTACTAATTGTGAACATGCACCATATCTAGAGTTTCGGAACAGGTCAAAGAGGAAGAGAAAGCAACATAGATAGACCAGAGCGGAATATCTTATAAAGCAGACTGGAAAGGTATGCCAGCACAGCCATATATGACACCAGCATATTTACACGCTAAAAACACAGGAGAAGTAGAACAAGAGGTAATTAAATCAATTGAGCAAGATATTAGAAAGTTAGGTGGTAAATAATGAAAAATTTAAAACCACAAATATTAAAGAAATTAGAAGAAATCTCAGATGTTGAGGTTTCTTATTTTTATCCAGAAAAATGGATTAATTTAGATAAAAAGCCTGCTATTTCTTACTATGAAATGGATAATTCGGTTTCAAGTAAAGCAGATGATGAAGAATATAGCAGTAATATTGCTATTCAAATAGATATATGGGCTAAAAGTCCAAGTAAGTGTTCTAAGTTAGCTATTGAAGTTAATTCAAAGATGGAAGATTTAGAATTTGAGAGAACTTTAGCAGTAGATTTATTTGAACAAGAAACAAATATATATCACAAAACAATGCGTTTTGAGAAAATAGAAATTTTATAAAGGAGGGCGTTAATTATGCCAAAAAAAGCTTTAAGAGGATTAAGTGGAATCAAAGTATTTGAACTATTAGAAAATACAGAAACAAATTATAAAGTAGGAGAAGCAATAAACATTCCTTATGCACAAAAATTAACAAGAGATATTCAAACATCAAATGACCCAATATATGCAGATGATGAAATATATGATGATGAAGAAATATTTGATGGAGAAGATTTTGAATTAGAAGTTCCAGAAGCTGATTTACAATTAATGTCTGTTTTTGAGGGTGGAGAATATGATGAAACTTCAAAAGAGTACTCTTGGGGTCCAGATGATCAAGGAAAAGATTATGCAATGACATTTAAGGCTAAGAGAAAAGATGGAAACTATAGAATGTTCAGATATTATAGATGTAAATTCAAAAAAGTAAAACAAGATTTACAAACTCAAGATAATGGAACACAAGTTGCAACATTAACAATAAGTGGAACATTTTATAAAAGAGCTTTATTATCTGACCAAAAAGTTAGAGTATACAAAGACAGCACAAGTTCAACTGATTTGACTTGGTTAAATACAGTACCTACAGTACCAGAAATAACAGAACCAGTGGGAGAGTAGAGATACTCTCCTAAATTTTATATAAAGGAGAATTAAAGATGACGAAAAGTAATGAAACAAAGAGTTTACCAAAAACAGTAAAATTACATGGTGTAGAAATTCGAAAGATGCCTTGTGGCAAGTATTTTGAAGCTCTACAAACTTTAAAAGATTTGCCAGAAGACTTCATAAAAGAAATTTTTGACAATGGGCAAGAGTTTAAACTATCAGATATGTTTACAGTAGAAAATATAATGAATTTGATAACAAAATTAATGATTATAGCACCAAAATTTTTATTTAGCTTTTTAAGTCAAATATTAGATGTAAATGAAGAAGTATTAAAAGAAGAATTGACACCAACTGAATTAATTGAAATTTGTAAAAAATTCTGGGAAGTGAATAAATTAGAAGATTTTTTCGTTCAGGTGAAGCCAATGCTGAAAGGGATTACAACTCTAATTGGCTTCAAAGAACAATTGCCATCTGCATAAAGATAGGAATAGCTAAAAAAGCATTTTTGGAAGATTATTATCCAGATGAAATAGCAATAATTATGCAAGAATATGCAGAATTAAATAAAGTTGAGAATAAAGACGAAGAAGAAGTTGGAGCAGAAGATTTTTAGAGGAGGAAGAAGTAATGGAAAGTGAAAGAGAAAAACTTTTATATGTGGAATTATATTTTTGGTTTTATTCTGTACTTTATTATCTCTAACAGTATCTAAAAAGTAATGACCTTTATATGTTATTGATTGAACTAATAAGATTGAATATTCATCATCAATTTCTATAGTATAACAAGTTAAGTAATCAGCTTCAATAAGTTTTTCTGTAGTATATAAAAGTTATAAATCTCTAATACATTCATGATTAAGTTTCAATTATTTTCACTCCTTTCGACACAAGTATATAACATAAATAAAGATAAAACAAAAGGAAAAAATGAATAAAATTTAACGGAAGCTAAAATAGGAGTACTCTATTTAAAATAAAGTACTCCTATTTTGTTATTAAATTATTATCTTCTGTTTCTCTCAATTCATCTATTGCATGACGAGTTGCAGCAACTACAAATGCACTAAATGTCGTTTGTTTGCCTTTGATGAGATTTTCTACATCTTCAATCAGGTCGTTAGGAAATCTAATTGAACGATGAGATGTTGGTGGAATGACAGGTATTTTAAATTTGCTCATATTAATCCCTCCATAAATATTATACATAATGTATTAAGTTACAAATATGCTACATTTGTGTTACTTATGTAGCACATACAAATGTCAATTTTTTATATATTATAAATAAAAAATAATGAAAAGATTGTCGAAACATGTATAAGGAGTGGAAAAATAATGGAACAAAATAAACAAACAAATAATAATGCAACTGGTTGTGTAATTGTATTTTTTATAATATTTTTAATAATATTTGTACCAATATTAATAGGATTAGTCTCAAATAATATAGAAAAATCAAATCAAACTAAACATGAAGCAAAGTTAATTGAAGAGGGAAAAACAAAAACACATGATGAAGTTATAAATGAAATAGTAGAAATTTTTAAAAATAAAAATAAAGATAAAGAAAAATTAAATGGATATTTAGCAACTGATTTTATTTATTACGATAATGAAAATATAGAACATAAATATATTAGTAGCTTTTTTGAAGACTTAAATATATATACTACAAGTTGTGAATTAGAAAGAAGAGGAGATACAAGTTCAAACGATTGGGCAACATATAGAATATATTGGAATGTAGTAGAAGAAAATAAGAAGAGAGGCATAAAAAGACAAGAACATGGTTATTGTTTACAAACAATAACTATAATGCTAAAAAAGACAATAAAACAAGATATCATAACCTTTGAAATTGAAAAAATAATTTTGAAAGACAAATAATAATAAATAAGACACTTACTAAAGTAGGTGTTTTTATTATGTTAAAAAAGAGGTGAAAAAAATGGCGAGTGAAACAAGAGTTGGCACTTTGGTTGTAGATTTACAAGCAAGGACAATTGCATTAGAAAAAGGTCTTGAGACTGCTAGAAAAAAATTGAAAGAAATAGAAAAACAGAATGAAGAAGTACAAGTGAGTAATAAGCAATTAGACGCTAGTTTTATAGCAATGTCAGCCAGTATAGTAGCATCTTTAGTTAAAATAAAATCAGCAATAGATGATGGGATAGAAAAATATAAAGAATATGAAAGTGCTAATAAAGGCTTACAGAGTATAGTAAAAGGACAAGGTTTAAGTTTTAATAATGCACAATCTTTTATTGAAGATTATATTTCAGATGGATTAATTCCACTGAGTGATGCAACTTTAGCATATAAAAATCTTGCATCAAGGGGATATAATGAAGAACAAATCAAACAAACAATGATTGCACTAAAAGATGCAGCAGCTTTTGGAAGACAATCTACATATGAATATGGAGAGGCAATAGCAACAGCAACAGAGGGATTAAAAAATGAAAATAGTATTCTTGTTGATAATGCAGGTGTCACAAAAAATGTAGCAAAAATGTGGCAAGATTATGCTAAAAGTATAGGAAAAACAAGTGATAGCCTTACACAAGAACAAAAAATATTAGCAGAGGTAAAAGGGATACAAGAAGAAAGTAAAAATCAAATTGGAGATGCTGCAAAATATGCTGAAACATTTGCGGGAAAACAAGCACAAGTTAACGCAGTTAATGTAGAACTAAGTAAAACGATTGGGGAGAGTATGATACCAATATTGACTCAATATAGTTCGTTGCAATTAAATATAACTAAAGGATTAACAGAATTAATAAAAGAAAATAAAGGATTAACAAGTGGCATAGTTACTTTTACTACTACTTTATTAGCAATGGTTGTTGGATTGACAGTAGCAAAAAAAGCATATATAGCATATAAAACAGCAGCAGCTACTGCAGATATGACAACAAAAGCTTTTACAGCTTCTTTAATGGCAAATCCGATTACTTTGATAGCAGTAGGTGTTGCAGCAGTAATATCTGGAATATCAATATTTAATACTAAAATGCAAGAATCAATTGACAAAATGAATGAACAAGAAGAGAAAGCAAAAACTTTATCAGAGGCATTACAAAATACAATGAATAATGATATGGTTATGTCAGAAGTAGATAAAGCAACAATAGAAAATGCTAGAGATGAAGCAAATGAAATTGTTCAAACTTATGAAGAAAAGAAAAACAAAATAGAAGATATAGAAAAGCAAATACAAGATGTAAAAAAATCCAATAAATTTAGTTTTGAAAAAAATGGAGAAATTAATGCATTAACCGTAGAATTAGAAAAGGCAAAAAAAGCATTATCAGATTTTGAAAAAGAAAACCTATCAAGTGGAAGAACAATAGATTTTTACAAAAATAAAGTAAATACATTAACAAAAGGATTAGAATTAAGTGCAAATAAACAAGAATATGCTAGATTAACAAATCAGAAAGCACATAGACAAACATTAATAAATATAGCACAGACTAAAGCAGATATACAAGGAAAACAACAATTGCTAAATATTTTAAAAGAGGGGAAAACAACAACAGATGAATATGCTAATGCTAAATCACAATTAGTTAAAATATTTCCAGAATTAGCAAAAGTTAATGATAATACTATTGCTAGTACACAAGAATTGATAAATGCAGAAAGTGATGCTGCCGATGTAGAATGGACGTTAGCACAAGCTCAAATATCAAAAAGCATAGTAGAATTACAGGGGGTAATAAAAAATAAAGAACAGATACAACAAATGGCAATAGCAACAAAAAAGACAGAAGAAGAAGTTACAGCATCTTTACAAAATCAAACACAAGCATTAGCAAACTTATTAAACTTAACACCAAATGATTTCAAAGGAAGTATTACACCAACTTATACCCCTAAAGTATCAAAATCATCAGGTGGTGGTTCAAAATCATACTCAAACAAAGCACTAGACAACTACAAAAAGCAAATAGAACATAAAAAATCATTAGACCAAATCAGTTTACAAGATGAAATAAACATGTATCAACTAGCACTAAAAAAATATGCCAAAACACAAGATGAAAAATGGGAATTAGAAGAAAAAATATACTCTTTACAAAAAGAACTAAGAGAACAAAATTTTGATGACTACACAACAATGATAGAACATAGAAAGAACTTAGACCAGATTAGCTTACAAGATGAGATTAACATGTATCAATATGCTTATAATACTTTAGCAAAAACAACCGAACAAAAACAAGAATTAGAAGAAAAATTACATGAATTAAGAAAAGAATTAGCACAGAAAAATAAAGAATTATTAGACCAACAAACAACAGATTATGAAAGATATATACAAGACCAAAAAAACTTGCGTGGTGCTGAATACGATGTGAAAGAACAAGAAAGTGATTTAAATAAGATAATCACACTACATAGAAACTACTTAAATCAAATAATGAAAGATGAAAGACTATCACTAGACGAAAGAAAACAACTATATCAAGAAGAACTAGACACAATAAGAAATTATGAACAACAAAAAAGAGATTTAAGAGTACAAAGTGTTGATGATACTGTATCACAATTAACAAATGCTATTACAAAACAACTTGAAGAAATGCAAGAAGTTGATAAGAAAGCTATAGAAGAAAACATTAAATTAGTTGAAGAATGGAAAGAAAAACGTATAAATGCAATTAATGAAGAATATGATGCAAGAATTGAAGCTATACAAAAAGAACTTGACTTGTTAGATAAAGCAGAAGAAGAAAAAACAAGAGCAGAAGAAGATGCAGAATATGAAAGAAAAAGAAATAGACTTGAACAATTAATTGCTTATGAGCATGATGCAACAACAAAAGCTAACTATCAGAAAGAATTAGATAAACTTGTAGCAGATTATCAAAAAACACTAGATAAAAGAGCCTTACAAGACAAGAAAGATGCTTTGAAAGAACAACAAGACTTATTAAAAGAAGAGCAAGATAATAAAATACAAGCAATAGAAGATGAAGCGGATAAACAAAAAGAACAATATGATAAGCAATTAGATGATTTAGAAGAATATTATGATAAACAAAAAGATTTAGCACAAGAAACAGCAGAAAAAATGCTGTTAAATGTAGAGAAAAATCAAAGTCAAATAATAAAGTTATTAAATTCTTATGGTAATGCTTATGAAATAACTGGACAATCTTTAGGCGAAAAATTAGCACAAGGAATTAATAATGGTATTGCTGATAAAATACAAAATATTATTCAAAGAGTGCAAGATACAATAGATGCAGGAATAGAAAATAAAATAAAAGAATGGACTAGTGGAATGTATAAATACGAAGCAGGTGCAAACAAACCACAAACTAAAACAGTTAATGTATATCAAACAAATAATATAGAACAAAACCCAGAAATGCCAAGCGAAACATATAGAAAACTACGAAACATAAACGAAGAATTGGCATCAGATTTAGCAGGAATGTAGGTGATGAAATGCAGAAATTAGAAGTTATTAATTTAGCTTTAAATGAAAGTGTGATATTTGATAGTGTAGGAAATCCAGAAGAAGATATATTATTAAGTCACATAGATGGATTAGGACATCCACGGTGCAACTAGTCAAAAGTCTCAACGGAGTAAATCAAGATGGATGTAGTAGTGAAGATAGTTTATTAGATGCAAGAGTAATAAAACTACAAGTGACAATTAGAACTAAAAGTAGAACAAAGTTATATGAATTAAGACGTAAAATAATGAGAGTAATTAATCCTAAAACATATAATCAAGACACAGGAAAAAGGGGAGAATTACTTATTTATTATACAAATGACTATAAAAAATATAGAATATATGGAAAAGTAGAAGATAGTGCCGAGTTTAATGATAGAAAAAACAATCATGACAAGTGTACTATCTCTTTTTATTGTCAAGATCCATACTGGTTAGATGAAGAAGGACAAGATATAGACATTAAATCTGTAAGGGGTGGATTAGCATTTCCACTTTCTCTTGCAAATCATTTTTCACTAGTATCTTTCTATAAAGAAGTCGAAAACTTTGGAGATGTTGAAGCACCAATACAAATAGAATATGTTGGACCTGCAAGTAATCCTAAAATTACAAATGAGACTACAGGAGAATATATACAAGTCAACATGGAAATTGGAGAAAAAGAAAAATTAGTAATAGATACAAGAGAGGGAAAAGAAACTGTAAATCTAATAACACCACATGAGATTAAAGATGTTTATAATAATATAGATTTAAATAGTACATTTTTTAAATTAATAGTAGGAAAGAACTTAATAAAGTATAGTTCAGATATTGAGGGAGCGAAAGACAAAGTAACAATAAAAGACTATACGAATAAGTATATAGGTGTTTAGATGAATTGTATAGAAATTATAAATACTAATTTTGAACTTTTACGGTATTATTACTAATTATGAAAGTTTAATTTGTACTTGGAATTATTATGAAGCTGGTACATTTGAATTAACTATAAACAAAAATAAAGCAAATACAAATAAATTAAAAAAAGATAATATGCTAATTGTGAATAAGCAAGATAATAAAATACTTTTAATTGATAAAGTAGTAACTACAACACAAAAAAATAGTAAAACTATGAAAGTAACTGGAACTTGTATAAAAGGGATAACTAAAAGACGTATAATAGCAACAAATGGATATGATAGAGTTACAGAAACACAAGCAGAAAATATTCAAAAGCATTATATAAGAAATCATATGGTTGAAAGCTATTATGATGATATAAGAACACCTGAAAGGGATATTTCATGGATAAAAGTAACAACTTCACAAAATAGAGGAATAAAAACAGTTTGGCAAGCGAGATTAACTAATTTACATGATGAACTAAAACATGTTTCAGAAGATACAGGATTAGGATGGTATGGATATTTAGATAGAAATGAAAAATGTATTTATTTTGATAGTTTAAAAGGAATAGATAGAACAGTAAATCAAGTAGAAAATCCAAACACACATGAGATGCTATCAAAATTTACACACGAAGAATTACAACAATATACACATCTGCAATTGCAAGGAAATCCAAAACATCCTTATATAATTTTTTCAGAAAAAAAGAAAAATTTAGTAGAGGGAAAAGTAACAGACGATAATAGCAATTATAAAAATGTAGGATATGTTGCAGGTAAAGGTGAAAATGAAAATAGAATAATAATTGTAAAAGGAACAGCAACAGGATTTAATAGAAGAGAAGTTTTGATAGATTTAAACAATATAGAAGATATAGATGAATTAAACTCAGAGGGACAAAAGAAGTTGGATACATACAAAACAATTCAATCTATAGAGGGAAAAGTATATCAAATATCTAATATGGAATATGAAAAAGATTTCTTTTTAGGGGATTTAGTAACACTTGAAAGCGATGGAATATATGAAGACAAACGTATAATTCAAGCTAAAGAAATATATGAGAGAAATAATATAACAGTTGAGCTAGGTTTTGGAGATAAAGTTCCAACTCTTGGCGAAGAAATAAAAAGAGTAATTACAAGACCTATATCTTAGGTCTTATTTTTGAAAGGAGAAAATATGTCAACATCAATAACATTAAAAAGTTTTCCGTTTGATTCAATGAATGTTTTAAACGAGGAAAGTAATCAAATGGAACCAGACCGTTTATATGAAGCGGAAATATTTAGAAAATATTTTGCAAAATTCTTGTCAAATGGTGTTTATTTTGGCCATTATAAAAATTATGGTGAAAATAGTATGAAAGTAGTTCTGGATAATGGACTTACAATAAAAGTACTAAAAGGAGCAGGAATAATAGAGGGAGCAGATTATGAAAATGAAGAAGATCGAGTATTTGTCTTAGAAAGACCATCTTCTGGAGAAAGAATAGATAGAATAGTTGTTAGGCTGGATAAAACATTAGCAGAAAGAAATACATATTTATTAGTAAAACAAGGAAATGGTGCAACAGTAAGTGCTTTACAAAGAGATAATAATATATATGAAATATGTTTAGCAGAAGTAAAAGTAAAAAGTACAACAAATATTGCAGAAACGGATATTGTTGATAAAAGATTAAATACAGATTTATGTGGAATAGTAAATTCTTTGATTAGTGTCAATGGAGAAGAATTATATACAAAATTTGAAGAATATATAGATACAGTGACAGAAAATTTAGTTAGAAAAGACCAAGACATAGTAATAAATGGAAATATTATAGCGACAACTATAAAACAAAGCGATGGTAAGACATTTTCATCAAATGACTTTACAAATGCATATAAAAGTAAATTAGATGGAATATCAAATAAGGCAAATAATTATAGTCATCCAGCTACTCATCCAGCTTCTATAATAAGTGAAAGTTCTTCAAGAAGATTTGTGTCAGATGGCGAAAAAAATACATGGAATGGAAAGCAAAAAGCTATTTCAAGAGGAACTGGCAATCCATCCGGTGGAAGTAATGGGGATATATATATACAATATTTTTAAAGGAGAATAAAATATGGGGAATATGAGTGGAAGTTATGGAAGTCATTATACATTATGGCAATCTATAACAGAAAATTCTGTAAATGCATCAAATAATACTTCTAATGTAACTGTAAAGTTATACTTAAAATTTGATGGAAGTTCATATTATGCATATACAAATTATACAACGAATGGAAGTATGACTATAAATGGAAATACATACAACTATAGTGTTAATCCAATTTCTTTTTCAAGTGGACAAGCAAAAGACCAACTTTTGGCGAGTTGGACTGGTGATATAGCTCACAATTCAGATGGAACAAAAACATTAAATGTAAGTGGAAGTTGGAATACAGATACAAGTAGAATTGGGGCAGGTAGTTGTTCGACAAGCAAAGTATTGACAGCTGTCACAAGATATGCAGAAATTATCAATGTATATGTAGAAAGCACAGGGTTAACAACAGCAGTAATAAGATATTCAGTATCAAGAAGTGCAAGTATATATTGTAGTGTAGACAAAGCGTTGTGGGGAGGAGCAAGGGTAAGTAATACTACATCTGGAACTTTTACCGTAACTGGATTAAGTCCAAACACAAAGCATTCTTTTAGTATATTAGCAAGGGCAACAGATTCAGGATTAGACAGAGTATCAAGTGAATTTTATGGAACAACAAAAGATATCGCTAGAATAAGTACTTTGTCTAATTTTAATCATGGCGATAATGCTAGTGTGTCTATAACTAATCCTGCAAGCATAAGTTCACTTAGTTTAGTTATGAAAATCGGAAATACACAAATTTTAAGTAGAACTGTTAAAGTAGGAAGTAACACAATAACATTTAGTGATACTGAATTAGATAATATTTATAAAAAATATGGAACTGGAAGTAGCTTAACGGCTACTTTTGTTGTTTCTGGAAGTGGATATACAAATTCTAAGACATGTACTATTACATTAAAACGGTAATCAGAAAACAGCAAGAACAAATGTAAGTAATAGCTGGAAAAGAGGAAAAATATGGACTAATGTTAGCGGTACATGGAAGAGAGCTGTTATTTGGACAAATGTAAATGGAACATGGAAAAGGGGGATATAAATGGCGAATTATACAGAACACTATAATTTTATAAAACCACTAGAAACAGAAAATTATGATGTAGAAGTAGCAAATACAAATAGTGGTATTGCAGACAATATATTGTATTCGAAAGTAGATAAAGTTCCTGGAAAGGAGTTATCTACAAACGATTTTACAAATGCATATAAGAAAAAAATAGACTCAATGCAAACATTATATAGATTTAAAAGCAGTGTAGAAACAATAAATGATTTATCTTCAATAGAAAATAAAAATATTGGAGATGTATATAAGTGTAAATCGGATTCATATAATTATTGTTGGAATGGAGAAGAATGGGTTAACATAGGTACTGATAGTGATTTTTCAGAAATATTAGAAAAGTTAGAGGGTTTAGGAAATAATACTGGAGATAGCTTACCAATCGGCACAATAGTCGAATACGATGGAACTACAGTCCCAGAACGGCTACGAAGAAGTAGAAGAGAGTAAAGTAATAACAGTAACAACAGCAAACACAGATTTAAATGATTATAAAGAAGATGGTTTGTATTATTTTGGAGTAAACTATACACCAACAAGCATTCCAGCGGGTGTTAATGGTTGGCTAAAAGTAATGGCAGAAGATACAAAAAACTATGTAAAACAAATTTGGTTTAGGCATGGAACAGCCGATGTAAATGATTTTGAAACATATATAAGAACTTATAGTAACAAGTGGAGTGAATGGAAGAAGTTTGCGATTGAAGAGGATTCTGGTTGGATTGATTTAACATTAAATAATGGAATAACAGTAGGTTCTATAGTTAAAAAGGCACAGTATAGAAAAGTAGGAAAAATAGTATATGTACAAGGAGATGTCGCAGGAGTAACCGCAGCAAATACTTTAGTTGCAATACTGCCATCAGGATTTAGACCTTCTGCACAAATGTATTTTATAAATGCATTATCATCAGTAAGATACTCAAGAATTTATGTTGCGACAAATGGCAATATAGTTCTAGAGTGGACAAGTGATGGGAATTATAATTCTTCTTGGTACTCTATAAATTGCTCATTTGTGATAGATTGAAAGGAGGTAAAAAATGAAAATCAAAAAAACATATCAAGGTTCATTACCCGAGAACCGCATTTTAAATACACATAGCTCAAGTCAAACAGACACGTACAGCTGTGATTATATTAACGATAGCTCAGTAGTAGTAAGTCCAACAGAGCCAACGACGAATAGAAAAAAGATTTGGATGAAGAAAGGGAAGAACTTGTTTGATAAGAATACAGTATTAAAAGGATATGAGATAAATGGAACAGATGGAACGACAACGGCTAATGTAGAATGGTTTGTTTCGGATTACATATCAGTTAATAATTTAAGCAATATCACTATAAGCTCTTCAAATAAAACGATAGGAAATTCAAATTGTTTCTATAATAAGAACAAAATATTCATATCAACTGTATCTGCAATAACAGGAACAATAACAATACCTGAAGATGCTTGCTATATGAGATTTAATGGTAGATTAACAGAACTAGATAATAATATTCAAATTGAACAAGGCTCAACAGCAACATCTTATGAACCATACGTAGAAGACAAAATATACATAAAAAATGATAATGATGTTTATGAAGAGTTTGTACAAAAAAATGCTACTATTACAGAAAATGGATTAATGAGTTCTAATGATAAAATTAAATTAAACAATTTAGCTCCAACAGAGAGATTAATTACACCTGATTTAAACAATTTAGATGGAAATTATATAACCTATTGTTTAGGAGCAACAAATTCACCGACTGGGCATCACTATGGTTTTTTAATACAGATGCATATAAATCCATACCCTTACAAAAAGCAACTTTGGTCTCCTTTTGATAAAGAAGGTTGGTATAAAAGGACCTGTAACAACGGAACTTGGACTAGTTGGACAACATTTTAGAAAAAGGAGAGAAAAAAATTATGGAAGAATTAATACAAAACATACATTTTACAAGCATTTGGTGGGCGATATTTGCACCAATGTTACTTATAATAATAGATATTTTAACAGGATTAGTAATAGCATGGAGAAATGCAGATTTTAAAAGCTCTATAATGAGAACAGGCTTATCAAAGAAATTTGGTGAGCTTGTTTACGTTCTTGTAGGAATATTAACAAAATTTGCACTAGGAACAGAGCTAATATTATATTTTACAGTAATATATATATGCTTAATGGAATTATCAAGTTTAGCTGAAAATTGTGCTAAGTTAGGAGTTGAAATTCCAGATAAATTAAAAGAAAAATTGAATAATGATAAGGAGAAATAGACATGGAAGAGGAGATAGTAGAAACAATGGAATTAGCAGAACAAGACAACAGAGGGGAGGCAAACGAATGAATATAGAAGAAAAATTGCTAACAATAAATCCATACTCAAGACCAGGAGAAAAACTTCAAAAAGTAAAACAAATAGTAGTACACTGGGTTGGAAATGCAAATAGTACAGCAATAGCAAATAGAAACTATTTTGAAAGCTTAAAAGATAAACATATCTATGCAAGTTCACAATATATAATTGGATTAAATGGAGAAATAATAAGATGCATTCCAGAAAATGAAATAGCATATCATGCAGGAAATAGAACTGTAAATAGAAATAGTATAGGAATAGAAACATGTCACCCAGACTGGGATGGAAAGTTTAATGAAAATACATATAATAGCTTAGTAGAACTATGTGCAGATATTTGCAAAAGATATAATTTATCTATAAATAATATTATAAGACATTATGATGTAACAGGAAAAGAATGTCCACGTTATTATGTGAGAAATGAAAACGAATGGATTAAATTCAGAAATGATGTAGCGAATAAATTAGGACAATCAACAACAACTGTTGCAGGTCCAGAAGTGAAAGGAAGTGATGAACCTGTGAGAAGATATAAAAATGGTTCAACAAAAGAAATAGTATATGCAGATACGAATTTAAGCAAAGTAATAGGAAGTTTAAGTTCATATGAAGAGTGCGATTGTTTTGGAATCTTTAATAATAGAGCAATGGTACGTTATAAAATAGATGGAAGTAATAATTACAAGATAGGATTTTGCAAATGGCTTGGTGGAGTAAAATAATAAAGCAGACTGATTAACTTCAGTCTGCTAAATATTTAAATCATCGATAATAAAAAAATATTAAAATCAACAATAAAACTAGCATAAAATAATTTATACTAGTTTTATTGTATTGTTTTGTTTTACTAAAGAATTGGAATCAATCCATATTTTATATATCATTTTTCTGACAAATTGTCAACTATTTCATTATATTCATTTAAAATTGGTTTAAAATATTTTTCTTCGGCTTCTTTACGGATTTTTAGTGCTTCATTAATAGTATCAAAGTAACCCAAATGAACTGATTTTTTATTTATGTGTATACGAACTCTATATCTATTATTTATTTTAGTTATTCCGTGTATAGCCAGTTTTATTATTTTTAGTTGTTTTAGAAGAATAAAAATTTAATAAACTATACTTCTGTTTCTGTTTACTTTTCTTAGATAAATTACCCTGTTTACATCCACAAGTTTTAACCTCATTATTTAAAACTTGAGTAAAAACCATTTCTTTTATATTACCACAATCACACATAAAAAGTGCTAATTTAGAATTGTTTTTATTTATTTTATTTAAATCTTTTAATAGAGTAAGATGATTATATTTTTTTCCAATATAATCATCTATATTATATCCTCTCATATTAGCAGTCTCTTATATCTTCTAAATATTCTAAGTAAGCTGATATAGTAATATGTTCTTCATCATCATTTTGTTCACTTAATCTTGCACTATCTTGCAACATATCAAGTAATTGCCAAACATTTTCGATATTTAATTCTTTCATTCTGTCATATTCTTCTTCAGTCATCATTTTTTCTAATTCTTCACTTGTTAATTCTAATATTTCTTTTACTTTCATAATCTTTCTCCTTATTGAGAGCGTTGCATTTGCTAACGACTTATCTCTTTGTTAATTATATTATAACATACCGTACGGTATATGTCAAGTGTTTTTCTTATATTTTTCTGGATTTTTTAAAAACTTTTGCATTGCAGGAAGTAATATATCTGCTCTATCAAGTCCATTTTCTTTTAGTTTTAAATCAAATTCATTTCCAATTTCTTTTTTCACATCTATATAAATCCTTTTTAATTTTTCTTTTTGATACTTAGTTTTGTATGCTTGCTTTTTATTTTCCATAAAAACCTCCTTGATTTTTTTAATATTATCATATATAATAATTATAATCAAGAGAGGAATTATCCTCTCAAGATGCTAATTTTTATTAATAGAATTAGCTATTTCAATTATGGAGCGGTTATTTAAATACTTATCGATAAAGTAGTCAGCTAATCGAGTATTTAGTATCGCTCTTATTATTTTTTTCCTCATAGCATTTCCTCCTTTCTTAATTACATTATAACATACCGTACGGTATGTGTCAATACTTTTTTAAAAAAACTTAAAAAATTTTAAAAATCTCACAAAATAGCTAAAAATCAAGCTATACAACTATATTAAACAAAAATAAAAAACTCTTAAAAACGAAAATAAAAGCTTGATTTTAAGCAAGTTTCGACAATTTTTTTAAATATTTAGTGTTATAATATAAATATATAGGAAAAATATAAAAATCGAAAAAAATCGGAATTAGTCTCATGAAAGTGGGGCTTTTTCTTTTTTATTTAATATTGACAATTGGTTAAAAAATGATATAACATTAACTAAAAGTAAAAAGTACTATAATTTTACTAATAAAGATTTATAATATAAATAAATATACGAAAGAAAAGGTAAAATGGAAAAAAATAAAATAAAAAAGATAAGAAGTTTAAGAAAAAAGCTTGATAAAAGTATTCAAAAAAGTGGACTAAATTCTAATGAAACAAGAAAAATAAGCAATGAAATGGATATTTTAATTAATGAATATTATAGTAGTATAGAACAAAAAGAATATTCAGAAGAAAGTAATATGATTGATTATTATAAACAATCATATAAAGCATTAAAGAAAATAACAGATGAAATGAAAAAATTTCCAAGCGTGCAAGAATGGAATAAATATGCTAAAGAAAATAATTATTTGTCAAATGTTTCGCTTGAATATATATCAAAATTGAGATGGAATTATTTAAGAGTTAAAGTTTTAAGAGAACTAAATATGAAAATTTAAAAAAATTAAAAAAATTTTTTCGCATAGATAGTGGCTTTCAAGGATAATTTGTCGAAACTGAGATTAGAATCCTTGACATTATTTTTATTTTTTATAAAATAAAAAGGAAGATAGCGAGACGGCAAATCAACCTATCTTCCAAAACACACTTCATACGAAAAAGTTATGTTCAATGTTAGTATAACTTCTTTAGTATGAATTGTCAAATATTTATGCGAAAGAGGGTTTTTTAATTATGAAAAAAGAAAATGAAAAAGTATTTACAAAAGTAGAAAATGAGATTATAATCGAGAAAAAAAGCACCTGTTCTAGAGTGAATTATATAATGATTTGCAAAGGAGAGGGATTATTTATGAAAGAAAATAAAAAGAAAGTATTAACAGAAATAAAAGAAGAACTAAATTTAAAAGATAGGATTATCTTGCATATATTTCCAAAAACATTTTTAAAAATATATGCAATCGCAGGAAAAAATACATTTAATAATATGTATCTATCATAAGTGTTTAGATAAAACAAAACAATTAAGATAGATACATAAAAGCATCTATCTTAATCATGAAGAATTTTGGGCATTATCCAAAGTTTGAATTTAGCAGGTTGCCATCGGCTTCCAGCATCAGTTTTTAAATAATAAATTTCATTTATAACACTCTTTAACAGGTAATTTTTTTCTTGGGTATTAGTAGTTTTTTCATAATTCTCTAATACCTTTTTTAATGTTGGAATAAAATTTTGTTTTTCTCTTTCTATTTCTTTAAGCTTTGATATTTCTTCGTTTAATATTTTTATCTGCATTTTTAGATTATCAATAGAAGATATTATTTTAGAGTTTCTTTCAATAAATATATCTTTATCATAAATTCCATCTTCAAATAAGTTGTATATATTATCTTTTTTCAGTTCTTGTTTTTTTAATTGATTATTTGCATTTTCTAATAACAACATTTTTGAATCTATTACATTTTTATTATCATTTGAATATATAATATCTTTACTATTTAACCATTGTTTTAAAAAGTTAATAATTTCATTCTCTACTTGATAAAAATTAACACCTTTATTTGTACAATCAAGCGTTTTACAATATAATCTTCTATCGCCATGAGAAATATTACTAGTCATAATTTTACCACAAGTCTTACATCTTATTAATCCTGCAAGAGCATTAGTAAGAGGCTTATTGGTAGGTGGAATATAATTAGACTTCATAATATCTAATGATTTATAAAATAATTCTTCTGAGATTATTGGTTCATGTAATCCTTTCACAAATATTAATTCCTTTAAACTGCCATCATTTTTTGTTGATTGTTTAATCATCTTACCATTTTTAATACTAGTAGTTGTTGTTCTACTATTATATTTTATAAAACCTGCATAAACAGGATTTTTTAATATACGTCTTATACCATCAGTTGTCCATTTAGAATTTGATGGTGAAAGTATAGATAATGAATTAAGGTGTCTACCAATATCAGTAACTTTATTTAAATTGTTTGCATACATATCAAAGATTAATTTTACAATATCAGCTTTTTCTTTATTTGCTTTTAAAGTATAACCTTTTTGATGATTTAACTTTTCTCTTTCATATCCATAAGGAGGATGACTACCAACAAATTTTCCCTCTTTTGCAGATAAATTTCTACCTCTTAAAAGTCTTTTGGATATTATTTTATATTCTCTTCTAGACATAAAAAGTCCAAATTCCATATATTCTTCATCAGTTTCTTGTTTGAAATTATATGTTTTTAAAGGAGTAATTATCTGGGTATCACTTAACTTAAAAGCTCTTAAAATAATACCTTGATCTATACTATCTCCGTCTTGCGAGTCTTTCAATCTCAACAACAAGAACACTTTTATAATATCCAATTTCAACTTTTTTTAATAATTTTTGCATTTCTGGTCTAGATTCAATACTTTCTCCAGATACAATTTCCTTATAAATATCTTCATCTTTTACTATAATATGCAGTTTTTTACATAAATCACTTAATATTTTCAAGTGCCTTGATAAAGTTTCTCCATCTCCTTGTTGTTCTAGTTCTAAATCCTTTCTTGATTTTCTAACATAAATTGCACTTAATGTTGAATTATTAATCATAATAAAACCCTCTTTCTAATTTTAATAAAATCCTTGAAAAAGAGTTTTAAAATATGATATAATACATATATAAAAATACTTTTTCAAGTGTTTTTCATGTAAGGGAATGTGTTAGTCGCCAAACAAGTCACATTCCTTTTTTATATTAAAAATTTCTTTCTAATATTTGTTTTACAACTCCAATTATTTTTACAGGTGTTTCTTTTATTTGTTTTTCTGTAAAAATCAAATCATCATATTTTCTATTTAATGGTTGTAGCATAATTCCTCCAGGAATTATCTTATACTTTTTTACTGTAGCTTCGTTACCATTCACAATAGCAACTACAATTTGATTATTTTCTGCAAAATCTTGTTTTTTAACAGCTACAATATCATTTTCCCAAAGTGTTTCAAACATACTATCTCCTTTTATCTTTAATGCAAAGAAATCTCCAGATTTAGCAAGTTCCTCTTTTATCTCTACAGTTCCATCCCAATTTTCTTGTGCTAAGTAATCATATCCAGCTTTAACAATCCCTAAAAGTGGAATTGATACAACAGGATTACCAAATTTATCTAATTTAGTTTCACCATATTTATTATCAGATAAACCAGCAAGCCAAGCAGGAGAAACATTAAACAGATTTGCTATATTGGCAATTACACTACTTTTTACGTTTTTTATATTTCCTGAGATATATTTGGAAATTGTACTTTTTGATTTTATACCAATATATTTTCCAATGTCTTCAAGTGTATAATTACTGTTATTTACTAATTCAGAAAATCTTTCTGCGAAAATTTTTTCAGGTTCCATATAATCACTCCCTATAAAAATTATAACAAAAAGTTTCTTGAATGTAAACAAAAAAATATAAAAAAATAAAAAAAGTTTCTTAAAAGTATTGACAAGAAAAAAGAAATAATATATTATTGTTTCGTAAAAGGAAACGGAGGTGCAAAAATGAAACCAAATAGTATTGAAATAGGAAACAGAGTAAAAGGAATAATTTCTATAAGAAACATATCTAGAAAAGAATTAGCTAGTAAGATGAAAATAAGTTACAATACATTGACAAAAAAACTAAATGGAAAAAGAGAATTTGGGAATAGAGATATGATAAAATTAAGAGATATTTTAAAATTAGATATTCAAACATGTGGAAATATTTTTTTTAGTACAGAGTTTCTTAATGAGAAACAAAAATAGATGGCGACTAACACAATTTTAAAGAAAGGAGATAAAATGAATGGATTAAATGTAATACAAACAATAGAGAATAATAACTGTACTATATATATTTGCGACAATAAAATAGGAACAGAAGAAGAACAAAAAAAATGCTGGCAAGAGTTTTGTAGAATTGCTTGCAGATTAGAAAGGAGTCAAACAAATGAAAAGGAGGAATAAGGATGAATAAATTTATAAAGTGGACAGAAGAACACCCCTGGAAAACAATGTTCTTCATAGAAATACCAATATGTATTATTTCAAGTGTTGTAACCACGTTGTTAATAATGTAGTTAATATAGAGATAATAATAGGAATAAAAACACTTTTAAATAAAAATGTTTTAAACTCTATTAAATTAAAGGATTTATAGTCTAACCCCTTATAGGTAAGATTAATATCATAAATATCATCGTCAGCATATCTGTAATCAAGATAACCATTATTAGATAGATATTCTAATATTAAGTCTAATTTGTTAATGATAGTTTTAGACAAATAAGGTTCAAAAGAAATAGTTCCTTTAATATCTATATTATTCTTCTTAAAAAGTATTAAGCAATTTAGAACTTTTTTACAAGAGTAGTTAAGCATAGCAATCACCACCTTTCAGAAGCATTATAGCATAGGTGGAATAAAAAACAAAGGAGAAAGAAAATGAAAAGAAAAATAGATTTAGACAAAGTCTATAAATTTATAGGACAAGCAGTAGTATATGGAACAGGATACATTGCATTTGTAGGATTTTGCTACTGGGGATTTTTACAAGGGTTAACATATTAAGAAAGGAGTAAAAAATGTTAATAGATAAAAATTATAAAAATATAGAAAGATTAGAAAACGGAAATTATTACATAAAAGGAAAATTAGAAGTAGAAGAAGATTTAGAAGTTAATTTAGATGATTGGCTTGAAGTGGAAAAATCTATAATAGTAAAAGGAAAGATACTTGCTAATAAAACAATTAAAGCAGGAGGTGGAATTGAAGCAGGATGCGGAATTGAAGCAGGATGGGGAATTGAAGCAAGAGATGGAATTGAAGCAGGAGGTGGAATTAAAGCAGGAGATGGAATTGAAGCAGGATGTGGAATTGAAGCAGGATGTGGAATTGAAGCAAGAGATGGAATTGAAGCAGGAGGTGGAATTAAAGCAGGATGGGGAATTGAAGCAGGAGGTGGAATTAAAGCAGGAGATGGAATTGAAGCAGGATTAAGTATTACAGCAAAATGGATAAGTTCAAAATTAAGAATTTTTGCAGGATTAGCATTATGGAAAAAAACAAGCGAAGAAGAAATGCAAATTAATGTTGAAGAAGTAAAAAGGGGAGAAATCTGCTTTGGAATATTAAATATAGCAAAACAAATAAAAAAATTGAC